CCGCTATCCGCGCTATCCGTATGGTCGCGTCTGTGCGTACAACTGGAAGAACCCGGACAACTTCGCCAAGTCGTTCCCGTACATCCGCCACCTGAACAAGCAGTTCGCTGAGCTTCTGCCTGAGCGTTACGCAGCGCAGAAGGCTGCCGCTGATCGCCTCGACAAGATGTTCCTCGTGGGCGAAGATACCGTCTTCACCACCCTGACCGTCAACAAGACGTTCCGCACGGCTGCGCATCTCGACGCCGGTGACCTGGGCGAAGGCTTCTCGAACCTCGGCGTCATCTCGACGGGCAAGGACTACAAGGGCGGCTACCTCGTTCTGCCGGAATACCGCGTCGCGATCAACATCCGACCGGGCGACCTGTTGCTGATCGCCAACCACTCCGCCATCCACGGCAACACCCCGATCGAATCGGTCACGGGCAACCCGGATGACGTGGAACGTATGAGCATCGTGGCGTACTTCCGCGAGAACATGCTGCAGCTCGGCACCTGGGACTACGAGACCGCTCGCCGCGACTACGTCGAGAGCCGTCGCCTGAATCAGGACCACCCGCTCTGGCGCCCGCTGTGGAACGGTGTGAGCGAGAAGATGTTTGACCAGCAGGAATGGTACGACTTCCTCGCCGCCAAGCCGAACGGCGAAGCGATGCTTGACCAATACCATGAAGGCTGGCGCGGTGAAGCCGTTGCTGACCTGAGCGGTTTCTTCAACTGATCATGTGAGAGCTAGATAATGATCCCCGATGACAACAGTGAACTGAAGCTCGTTCCGGACACCGATCCGGAACTGAGCACCGTACAGCCCGATGTCGACTTCGCCGAATGGGAAGGTCGACAGGAAGAGCTGATCGATCTCGTCAACCGCATGGGGCAGAAGATGCTCCGCTACCAGGGCGTGGGTCTCTCCGCGAACCAGGTCGGCATCAAGGGTCGCATCTTCGTCATGCGCACCGCCCCGCAGATTACCGCCTGCATCAACCCGCGCATCGTCGATGCCTCGGAAGAGAAGGTGCTGATCGAAGAGGGTTGCCTCTCGTTCCCCGGATTGCATGTCCGCATCAAGCGCCCGGCGCACATCCGCGTCCGTTACCAGACCGTGACCGGTGAGACCATCACCGAGAAGCTGACCGGGCTGACCGCGCGCGTCTTCCAGCACGAACTGGATCACCTCAACGGCATCAACTTCATCGACCGCGCAGGGTCGCTGGCCAAGAATCGCGCAGTCGAGCGCTGGAACAAGCTGCGCAAGAATCTCAATCTCAAGAAGAGGTATTTCCATGGAACTTGAAGCAAAGGTAAAGGTGTTCAAGCTGTTCACCGGCGAAGAGATCGTCGGCGTGCTGGAGAAGGTTGAAGGCGACACCTTCTACGTTCACCGCCCGTTGGCAATCGGCATCAACCAGCAGGAGCAGCGTCTGGTCTTTGTGCCGTACATGCCGTATACTAGCGCGGTTGAGGAGTTGCCGATCCACGCTACCGGTCTGTTGCACGCTCCGCTCACCCCGGTCGACAGCATCACGAACGACTACCTGGAAGCCACCGAGCAGAAGGTCAAGATCTTCATTCCAGGCAAGCAGCCGATCCTCACGCCCGTCAAATAAGAAGAACAACAAGAAACGAGGCATTAGTGGAAATCAAAGTGAGTATTGAAGAGCTGCGTAAGCGCACGCTCTTCGTTGCGACCCCGATGTATGGCGGCATGTGCACGGGTTCGTTTGCGCGGTCGATGCAGGATTTGACCGCAAAGTGTGTCCAGTTGGGCATCACCATGCGCTGCTATTACCTGTTCAACGAGTCTCTCATCACCCGCGCCCGTGCGTACGCAGCAGACGAGTTCCTGCGATCCGGCATGACGCACATGATGTTCATCGACTCGGACATCGGGTTCAACCCCGATGACGTTCTGTCTCTGCTTGCACTGCAGGACGACGACAGCGAGTATGACATCATCGGCGGACCGTATCCGAAGAAGTGCATCAGCTGGGAGAAGGTTGCCGCAGCCGTCAACAAGGGCGCTGCTGACCAGAACCCGAACAACCTCGAGAACTACGTGGGCGACTACGTCTTCAACCCAGTCATGGGCGAAGGTGAGACGACCAAGGAGATCCGCCTCGACGTTCCGGCTGAAGTGCTCGAGATCGGCACCGGCTTCATGATGATCCGTCGCAGCACGTTCGAGAAGTTCCAGGCAGCGTACCCCGAGAAGATGTATCGTCCGGACCATGTCCGCACCGAGCACTTCGACGGTTCCCGCGAGATCTGCATGTTCTTTGACTGCGTGATCGATCCGGACTCCAAGCGCTACCTGTCCGAGGACTACTACTTCTGCCAGCAGAGCCGTAAGGCAGGCATGAAGGTCTGGCTGTGCCCTTGGATGCAGCTGACGCACACCGGCTCCTACGTGTTCGGTGGTTCGCTCGCCGCACTGGCGTCGATTCAGGCTTCCCCGACGGCTGATGTCGCTCCGAAGCGCTGAGTCATTGGGTCAGTGATGACCCATACTTCCCTGGCGGGATCAGTCGGTCCCGCCAATCTTTCAAACCCATCGTAATGAGGAAACAACCATGATCGTTACCGACAGCAAGAAGGTTCTGGGCGTCATCAAGGATATCTCGGATCAGCTGACCATCATCGCCAGCGCCCGCGAGTCCATCAAGGAAGCGATCAACGCTGCCGCCGAAGAGCACGAGCTGGACAAGAAGGATCTGCGCAAGGTGGCCAACGCCTACTTCAAGCAGAACTACAGCACCGAAGTCGCGGCGCAGGAAAACTTCAAGGAACTCTACGAGACCGTCGTGGGCGTTCAGTCCTAATCGACGATGTCTCGTTTCCGCCAGACCACGATCGACTATTGGGAGGCTACGGGAAAGTGGCTGTTCTCCGGCAAGTCGAACGACAAAGTCGAGGACTACCTCCCGTGGGCTGTGAAGAAACCATCGAAACCCCAAAAGAAGAGCAAACCCAAGAATGAAGATTTCCAAGCAGACCCTGTCGATCGTCAAGAACTTCTCGACGATCAACGCAAGCCTCGCCGTAAAGCCGGGCAGCGTGCTGAAGACCATCAGCCCGCAGAACAACATCATGGCAAGCGCAAGCGTAAGCGAAGCGTTCCCGGTCCCGTTCGCGATCTATGACCTGAACCAGTTCCTGGGCGCGTTGTCGCTGTTCGAGGATCCGGATTTCGAGTTCGGTGATCAGTTCGTGACGATCTCGTCCGGCAAGAACTCGGTTCGCTACTTCTATGCCGATGAGTCGATGATCAAGACTGCCGGTGAGAAGAAGATCACCCTGCCGTCCGTCGACGTTTCGTTCGGCGTCACCTCCTCGCAGCTGTCGGCGATCCTGAAGGCGTCGAGCGTCCTGGGCGTGCCGGAAGTCGCGGTCATCTCCGATGGCTCGAAGCTGCAGCTGGTCGCGGTCGACAACAAGAACACCACCTCCAACCGCTACGCGATCGACCTGGACGGTGAAGCCACCGGCTCGTTCAAGGTCATCTTCAAGGCTGAAAACCTGAAGCTGCTGCCGGGCGACTACGCCGTGGAGATCTGCTCCAAGGGCATCAGCCGCTTCGCGAGTGAGTCGCTGGGCGTGGAAGTGTTCATCGCCATCGAGCAGTCGAGCTCGTTCAAGTAATTCCCGAACCTCGCTGGAGGAGATACCAGCCGATTTGCCGCCGTAAGCGGCTCTTTCTTTGATATGGAGCGTAGTGAACATGAGTGCTGAATTTCTGTGGGTCGAGAAGTACCGCCCGCAACTGATCGCCGACTGCATCCTGCCGGATGACATCAAGGCAACCTTCCAGTCCTACGTGAAGCAGGGCAACCTGCCGAACCTGTTGCTCTCCGGCGGTGCCGGTACGGGCAAGACCACCGTCGCCAAGGCTCTGTGTAACGAGCTGGAAGTTGATTGCTACGTGATCAACGCATCGATGAACGGCGGCATCGACACCCTGCGTAATGAGATCATGAACTTCGCCTCGACCGTGTCCTTCTCCGGTGGGCGCAAGTGCGTGATCCTGGATGAGGCGGACCACCTGACTCCGCAGACCCAGGCGGCGCTGCGCAACTTCATGGAAGAGTTCTCCAAGAACTGCGCCTTCATCCTGACCTGTAACTTCAAGAACAAGATCATCGACCCGCTCCACAGCCGTTGCGCTGTGGTGGACTTCAAGATCCCGGTTGCGGTCAAGGCTTCGCTGGCGGCTCAGTTCTTCAAGCGTGCTCTGAACATCCTGGAACAGGAAGGTATCGAGCATGACAAGGCTGCCGTCGCAGGCGTCATCAACAAGTACTTCCCGGACTGGCGTCGTGTGCTCAACGAGCTGCAGCGCTACTCGGCATCGGGCAAGGTCGATTCCGGCATCCTGGCCAACTTCAGCGATGAGTCGTTCAAGTCGCTGGTCGAACTGGTCAAGACTCGCAAGTGGAAGGAAATGCGCAAGTGGGTGGGCGAGAATATCGACACCGAGCCGACCGCGATCATGCGCCGCTTCTACGACCAGGCGTTTGACCTGATGACCCCGGCTTCGGTCCCGAACCTGGTTCTGCTCATCGCGGACTACCAGTACAAGGACGCCTTCGTCGCGGACGCTGAGATCAACCTCGTCGCGTTCCTCACCTCGTGCATGACCAACCTGGAGTGGCAGTGATGGCTGGTGAATACAGGCTCATTGAGCGTAGCGGTCCGGAGTCCCTCGAGCGTGCCGTGAACGAACTCCTGAATGAAGGATGGGAGCTGCGTGGCACCGTGATGCACTACGAAACCCGCGAGAGCGGCACGTATGGCGCCATCGTCCGCCATCACTTCATCCAGGCGATGTCGAAGTCTGACGTGTGGGAGAAGTTCGGGTTGGTCCCGGGCTGAACCCAGTCTTACATCATGAAGGAAGTGACACATGGCACCGAAGAAGAAAGCCGCGCCGAAGAAGGAGGCTGATAGCGCGCCGAAGGAAAAGAAGATCGGTCTGTTCGACCTGATCGGTGACGTCTCGTATGAGAAGCGTGACCTGATCCGCAACTCGGAAGACCGTGAAGCGACGTTGAAGCTGTACAGCCCGTACATGGCCAACCGCGCGTTCTCGTTCCACCCGTCGTCTATCGGCGACGCCAACCTGATGAACCTGTTCTCGTTCCTCGACCCGCAGATGCAGCACGACTTCTATCTGTACGGGTTGCGTTCTGAGAAGCGCTTCAGCAAGTGGTTCAAACCCGAAGAAAATGAAACCCTAGATATCCTTGCCGCCCACTACAACGTGAATCTGGTGCGTGCGCAAGAGATCATGAAGGTGTTGACGACTGAACAGTTGACCACCATCGTGACCCGTCATGAAAACAAGGGTGGAGTATCTAAGAGATGAACCAAAGTGAAGACCTGTTCAAAGGTCTTGGAATCCGCGTCAGGCTCAAGCAGCCTGACGACTTCCTGAAGGTGCGCGAAACGCTAACGCGCATCGGCGTCGCGTCCGAGAGGACCAAGACGCTGTACCAGTCCTGCCATATCCTGCACAAGCGCGGCGAGTACGCCATCTGCCACTTCAAGGAGATGTTCGTGTTCGACGGCAAGGCTTCGACGTGCGATGACGAAGATCTCGATCGTCGCGACACCGTTGCCAACCTGCTCGCTTCGTGGGGTCTGGTGGAACTACTCGACCCGCTCGAGAGCGACTTCCCGAGGACCGACATGAGCCTCGTCAAGATCATCCCGTTCCGCGAACGCTCTGAGTGGACGCTCGAACGCAAGTACAATCTCGGCAAGAAGGAATAGAATGAGCAACATTGATCGCGTGATGAACGCAGCCCGCGAGCTGAACAAGAACATCCGCAACGAGCACATGGCACAGATGATGCCGCTGTACATGTACCTGCAGGAGTTCGGCACCGTCGAAGTCAACTGCGGTCGTCTGTCTGGGAAGACCGACTACATCCTCGCCAATGCTGAGCCGGGCGACCTGATCATCCTGCCGCACAACGAAGCAGTACGCTGGTTCCATCAGCTCGGCTTCACCAACGCCCAGACCATCAAAAGCGCGCTGCGCTGGCTCAATGGCCAGCCGGCAAGCGCTATCTCCGACAACATCTGGGTCGACGAACCCTTCCTGTCGTTCGAGCATCAGGAGAACCTGCGCGAGTTCTACTTCGCCACCGCGAAGCGTATCAACCAAACCTACATCTTCCTCGGAGCTTGACAATGAGCAACAACCTGAACGCCGTCCAGACCTTCATCCGCACGTTTGGCCAAGAGGTCCGCGAGGTGCCAAACATTGGACCGGGCGACGATAAACTGAAGGCTCTGAGGTACGAGCTGATCCGGGAAGAGCTCGAAGAACTGCGCGAAGCCATGGAAAACAACGATATCGTGGAAGTGGCTGACGCCCTGACCGATATCCTGTATGTGACCTACGGCGCGGGCGCAGCCTTCGGTATCGACCTGAATGCTACCTTCGCCGAGGTCCAACGTTCCAACATGAGCAAGCTGGGTGAGGATGGCAAGCCCATCTACCGTGAAGACGGCAAGATCATGAAGGGACCGGCGTATTTCAAGCCCAACCTGAAAGCAGTACTGTTCCCAACTGGAGAGTGAACATCATGAGCAGCAATTCGTACGTGAACAAGGGCAACAAGAAGACCGTCTCCAAGAAGGCGAACACCGGCAAGAGCGCCCCGGCGCAGAAGAAGCCGGAAGTCCGCAAGGAAACGTCGATGCGTTTCCCGGAGCGCAAGATGTCCCAGAAGCAGGCAAAGCTGATCCTGGCAGGCATCCCGAAGCACGGTGCGATGAGCCGCTCGATGGCCAAGCTGTACCTCGGTCTGACCGACCACGTCCCCGGCGAGATGCGCCAGAAGTTCTACAAGAACGACAAGCGCCGCGCCACCCAGAAGCCGGAAGCAAAGGCAGCGTAACATGAGCGAACGACTGGAAGCCAGCCCTGAAGAATTCGCCGAAGCGGCGAAAGACCCCGAGTTCAACTCGAAAGAGCCGATTGTTGTGAGCGAAGGCGCACACGGCTTCCTGCTCAGCGACGGCACCTTCGTGAGCCACGAAGACGCCACCAAGTCCTTTGACGACCCCGGCTGGCTGGGTAGTCTCTTCAGGGCGCTCCTGCCCTGCAAGTGACCGCCTGTTAAGGTTGGCTAAGTCCTTGTAAAATCAACGACTTGAAGAAAAGCCCTCTGATTTCGGTCAGGGGGCTTTACTTTTTCTTGCATCGGTCTATAATGTGCTTAACCCAACGAAGTCACCAACCGAGAATACGAACATGGCCAAGCTCAACGCATCCACCTTCCGCGTCAAGAACATCACCACCCTGCTGGAAGGCATCATCGCCGAAGTCCAGAAGGCGGTCGCCAAATCCATCGAGAACCAGGATTTTGAGTACCTGCTGTCTTGGAAGGGTATCGAGATGGCGCAATCCAACACCTGCCGCCACCTGCTGACCAAGATCGAGACGGTCCGTACCAAGGCGCTCGACGCCGGCAAGGACGCCGAAGACGCCGACCGCGACGTGGTCGCGCTGCTGATCGCCGAAGCCTGGAAGCTGTCGATGGGCACCTGCATCCACAACTCGACGGCTTCGACCTCGAATCTGACCAACGAAGCCAAGATCGAACTGGGTCGCAGGATCCTGCTCGCCCTGGGCGTCGACAGCTACTACCTGCAGGAATCGGTGGCGGCTGCTATCCTGAACGACGTCGCTCCCTACAGCGGGCTGCGCGGCGCGTAAGTCAACCGGGTGCCCTGAAGGGCACCCAACATTGGGTCACACGGAGTTACAGTCATGGCACGCAAGGTACGCCCCTCCTCTGAAGAACTGGACCGCGAGCTCCGCTACAAGCTGGTTCAGATCGCCAAGAAGAAGTCGCGCTCCGCGCATCACCGCGAGCTGGCCAAGCTGGCGGAAGCCTTCATCGACTACATTGACGTGAAGAAGCGTATCCTGCCTCGTGACCATGAAATCAAGGTGCCCCATGTCGAATGAACCCGCCCCGGCTGAACAGCCGTTTGTCCTCCCTTCTGGCGACATCCCGATGTGGATGATCGGCAAGCCGGACGTGCTCGGCGCGCTGGCGTTTGCCTCTGCTGCCCACCGCTTCCAGCGCCGCAAGTACACGCTGCAGCCGTACATCTACCACCCGATGTCGGTGGCAACTCGTCTGTACCTGTTCTACAAGGACGAAGTCGGCATCAACTGCCCGGTGCCGATGTTGCAGGCGGCGCTCCTCCACGACACCGTCGAGGACACCGGGGTGACGTTCGGTGAGATCGAAAAGACCTTCGGCTTCGACGTCGCAGCGCTGGTCTACTGGCTGACCGACTTGCCCATGCCAGGTACCAACCGCGAGACCCGCAAGCGCCTCAACGCAGAACGCCTGGCACATGCTCCGAGCGCCGCCCTGATCGTCAAGCACTTCGACCTGGAAGACAACACCGAGTCCATCGAACTGTACGACCCGAAGTTCGCCAAGACCTACATCCCCGAGAAGGAGCGCGTCCGGAAGTTCACCGAGGTCGCTGTTCGCGACGCTTGGTTGGTCAGCACTCGTGACTACCAGGCGAAGGCGGGTCCGCTGGCATGAACTTCCACACCGTCCGCGTGTTCTACTACTACCCGAACGCCAGCGAAGAGCAGCTCGGGCAGGTGTACCACAAAGATTACACGGTGCCCGAGAACGAGCCATTCCTCGAAGCCGCAGGCTACAAGCAGTGGCAGCGCGATTTGACCATCCCGCATCAGATGGTTGGGTTCTCGGGCACCCGTGTCGTTGAGCAGCTGCCAGGCGAGCCAGTCGTACAGCTTCCGATGGGCTTCTGTGAGACGAAGTATCCCGGCTACTTCTGGGACTTCAACG